TGATGCACTCTTACGACGCCAGAATTTATGGAACAGCAAAAAGACAAACGATGTTACAGCGTTGCAAACTGCGTATGATGAACTTGCTAAACTCGACATCGAAACTGAGCTATCTGCACACAAGGCATTAACAGAATATAACATCAAACGCAAAGCAATTAGCGATCTCAACGGCTGGATCAAACGCTGCGAGCTGGACGAACGGCGTGAGCAAAAACTAGTCGAACAGATCAAAGCAGAAATTGCTAGTTTAGAAAATCATACTTGTCATGCGTGTGGGCAAGGATTTCATGATGACAAACAAGAACAGTTGTTAGAGGAAAAACGACGAGCACTACAGGAAGCCGCATTACAAGCACTAGCAACCAACACACAGTTGATGGAACATCAAGATGTATTAGCTGAGCTAGGAGAATTGGGTGCTATGCCCAAAGTCTATTACGACAATGAAGCAGATGCGTTTGAACATCGTAGCAGTATGGGCGCACTACTTGCACAGCTTACGGCCAAACAAAACGAGCAAGATCCCTATGTTGATCAAATTCGTGAAATGCAGGAGCAGGCATTGGAAGAAATTAGTTTTGACACAATGAATGCACTGGACGATTTAAAGAACCATCAAGAGTTCTTGCTCAAGTTGTTGACCAACAAAGATAGTTTTATTCGTAAACGCATTATTGATCAGAACTTGAGTTATCTCAACGGTCGTCTAGGTCAGTATCTTGATCGTATTGGTTTGCCGCACACAGTCAAGTTTAACAACGATTTGTCAGTTAGCATCAGTGAACTGGGTCGTGATTTGGACTTTGACAACTTGAGTCGTGGTGAACGCAATCGTTTGATCTTGTCCTTGAGCTGGAGTTTCCGTGACGTATGGGAAAGTTTGTATCAACCCATCAACTTGTTGTTTATTGACGAGTTAGTAGACTCGGGTATGGATAGCAGTGGTGTTGAAAATGCGCTGGGTATTCTTAAAAAGATGAGCCGAGACCATCGTAAGAGTATTTGGCTTGTGAGCCACAAAGATGAACTTGCAGGTCGTGTAAACAACACACTAAAGGTTGTTAAAGAAAACGGGTATACCACATATAATACAGATGTTGACATTACTTGAAACTGTTAAAGTACTGCACATAGAACCCACTGATGTGTGTCAAGCGGCTTGCCCAATGTGTGCCCGCGAAACAGATCCACGATTTGATAAAGATACTCGCAATTCGTTGACTGTGGACGATATTAAACGTATACTTGACATTAGTATTATACAACGATTAGACAAGATGTTCTTGTGCGGTAACTATGGTGATCCTGCTGCGGGCAATGCTATTGAAATATTTGAATACTTCAAATTGATCAACCCCACAATTACTTTGGGCATGAATACCAATGGCGGGCTACAATCAACACCTTGGTGGCGCAGTCTGGCTAGAGTCTTAAATCAACCCAAGGACTATGTTGTTTTCAGTATAGACGGTCTGGGTGATACCAATCACATATACAGAAAAAATGTAAACTGGGACTACACTATGCGCAACGCACAGGCATTTATTGATGCTGGTGGAAATGCACAATGGGACATGCTGGTATTTGAGCACAATGAACATCAAGTTGATGCTTGCGAACGTTTGGCCAAGAGCTTGGGTTTCAGTTGGTTCAGAGCCAAGGTCAGCAAGCGTCCCAGTAAAGTCAATTGGATCAATCCACCTAAAAATTGGGTTGATCCCGTAATAATATCCAAAACTATAGATTGCCACGCTCTTAACGAGCAAAGCGTTTATTTGGATGCAAAGGGTAGATTGTTTCCCTGCTGTTGGCAAGGCTATACAGCGAATACATTGGAACATTTTGAAAACATCAAATCCTCATGGGCAACAGATACATGCGATGCTGTGTGTAGTAGAACTTGCGGTTCGGCTGAACAAAAGTCAAGTTTTACTAATCAGTGGCAGCGTGTAACACAGTTTTAATAATATTTTATCATGGTCGACTCAAGCATAACTACTATAGATGACATGGCTTTATCAAGGAAATCCCGTAGAAACACTACCCGAAGACTGCGTGGGCTTTGTTTATCTCATCACAAATAATCTATCTGGCAAAAAGTACATAGGCAAAAAACTAGCGAAATTCGCAAAAACAACATATAAAACAGTAAAACTCAAGAACGGCACAAAGAAAAAGAAAAAGATTCGAAGCAAAATCGACTCTGATTGGCAAACCTATTATGGCTCCAATGATCAATTAAACAAAGACGTTCAATCTCAAGGCACCGAAAACTTTACCAGAGAAATACTTTACTATTGCACATCAAAAGCAGAATGTAGTTACATTGAAGCTAGAGAGCAGTTTAGTCGTAGAGTATTGGAATCAACAGATTATTATAACGGGCAAATTAGTGTCCGTGTACATGGCTCACATATATTAAACAAAATTTAAAATGGGGATATCACTTTTCACTGGGTGTTCTTATACCGCTGGCGCAGGTTTTGATTTAGAAAAAAATCAACCCGAACTGTGGGTTAATTTACTACATAGCGAAAATGAATTTCTCAATAAAACACAATTAGTAAATGCAGGACAAAACGGCAGATCTAACGCTAATATATTTTTAGACACTGTTGAGTATATAACACACAACGATAAAGTTGATTATGCGTTCGTTGAATGGACCAGTTGGCCAAGATATGAATTGTTGTTAGGTGTAGAAACATATACCACAAAACAACTAATGTCATTAAATTGCGAACCAAATGATCATTATATCAATAATGTCACATATACCAAAGGATATTTAAAAAAAGTTAGAGATAGGTTTGTTTCGTTAGATCACCCGCATAACGAAATTATCAATATAATAAAATACACAACCACATTAATCAAATTATGCCAACTAAAAGATGTTAAAATATTCTTTATCAATGGTCTATGTCAATGGGATTTAAATTTTTTCGATAGGATTGTACCTAAAGTACCCAGCGATCTAAGCAATTATACTCAAAAAATTTTACTGTCCGATAACAGAGATGACGAAGAAGTTTTTAATTTGTACAACAAAATACACAACGAATACGAAAACGCAGGAACAATAAACAGCAAGCACTGGCTAAATCTTTACAAATCAATGGAGCAAATGACGATTGACACCAATAATGACAATCGCCACCCTGGCATAAAATCTAATAAAATCTTTTCAGAACTTTTTAATTCTTCTTTAAATCAAAAACTTAATTAACAGTATAGGGCTCGCACCGGCTAAAATCGGGTGCCTAGCGACAACCGGATAATAACGGGGACGGAAGACTTGCCGCTGTAGCAAGCACTTAGCAACTATCCTTGACAGGACGACGACTGCAAATGCCGCAGTTTTGCTATTTGAATAGAAGTGAATATGGCTGAAAAGACGTAGCAGTGATGCTACACGTTTATACAGTATGCTGGCGTATACTATATAAATCGCCGTTGTTATAAGAACTGAGCTCGAGGTACCGGACAACCGCCTCTGTAATGCTTTAACGCCTAGTGATTGTGTCGACTCGGATGAAATCATTTTTTGCCCAGGACGGGCAAAGAGTGACTGATAGATCTGGATGAACAGTATATATCGCTTCGCTCATGTCGCTTTGCTCTTAATCACAAGCATTATAAGAGAGAAAAGTGTTGTTGAGCGCAAGCGAAAACAACAGATGTCGTAGACATCTTATAACAGTGGCATACGTGATTTCTTAGTATTTTCAATATTCTCTTTAATGATTTTATTGACGATCTCACGTTCTTGATTTCCCAAAGCCATGGCTTCGTTATAGCTGAGACCTCCACGCATAAACCAAGTAGTTCTGAGTGCTTCTTCTTTGATGGCTCTTGATTCTCTTTCGTAACTCTCAATGAGATCTACGATACCTTGGTTGTCAAGTGTCAAGAGCCTAGATCGAAAAAACTGCTGTAATCAAATACTAGGGGCAGCTGATACTGCTTTTTACATTCATCGCACTCAATTGTGGATTCAGGTAATGCACCTTCTTTGGCAATTTGATCCAACCGTTCTCTAATAGCTTTGACAGCGGCAGCAGGAGCATTTTTGTAATAATCACTGATGTGCTCTTTGTCTTGTACCACTATGCCGTCCTCGTCAGTGATACTTTCTGTGCTGGACAACAACATGGCATCATTTAGGTCTAGTACACGTCTCATGCTTTCTTTGATCTGTGCTTCTTTGACCTCGTCATCCATGGTTTCACTGTTTAGTGCCATCATGATACGTTGTTCTTCGTAGTCTTTGACACTGGCTTGTGTTAGAGTACGATAAGTTTGTGGTCGTAATTTGATCTTTAAACCGTCAAACACTACAGGCTCTGTGTAGTCTGGGCAACGTATGCGATCCAATATTTCCACCAAATTAAAGCTATAATCGTCTTGTGCTTGGCAGTGTGGACAGGTTGTGGTCACGTCCATGTTTGAGCCATAACTGGCTATGCGTACAGCAATTAGTGTAGCATCCACATCAACTGTGGGCATGTTCCATGCGTTTTTAATGCTGGGACAGCAACTCTCAATGACCTCTACAACGCTACTACCATTCATAAGACCGTCGGGAGTTTTGAGTGCAATTTCGTCGCCCGATGTCATGGGATAGATGGGCAGCTCGCCTGTAGCGGGCAATACTAGATCTTCCTCGTTCCAAAAATGCCCCTTGCTGGGCAATTTAAAGTGTACGGCAGGACGACGAAAGTGTCGTGTTAGTGGATTCTGAGACTGTGATGACATTGGTTGAAACCCTATAAATAGTTGATACAGTATTTATTAGGTAAAAAATGTCCGATATTGATTATGATAAGTTTGCCGAGGCCATAGCAAAAAAAGCCAAGGTGTTTAATTTAAACGACGCCGAAGAATTTGCCAAGTACATGAAGACATTGCCACGAGACATGTCCAAGTACAGCACCACTATGGCAGGTCTTACCAAAGAAATGCTGACCGGCAAAAAGCAGTTCAAGGATCTAACTGGCGAGCTGGAAAACTTAGACGAGCAGTTGGAAAAAATGACCGAAGATACGGAAAATTTCAACGCTGCCAACTATCAAGCTCTACAGTTAAAACGTCAAGAAATAGCAAGAACCATCGACAACTCACGTATGCAGACCGCTGCCATACAGAGTATTGTGGGTGCAACCAAGGCTGCAGGGGCAGTTGTTGCCAGTTTTGTCAAAGGCGGTGCCAGTGTAGCTAGAGCACTGCAAGACAATCAAGATGCATTCAGTGTAGCTGGCGCTGCATTAAATGCAGAAGTTGACATGTACAATGCTGGCGCACAGGGTGTGTCCAAAGCAGGACAGGCTGTAGGCGATACGCTGAGTAAGAGTACCAATCCTAGACTCATGGCCTTGGGTGTGGCTACCAGTTTGGTAAGTTCTGCGCTGGGATCATTGAGTGAAGGCATAGCACAGGCCAAGAAATTTTACATTGATTTCTTAATCAAAGAGTCGCAAAAGCTAGTAGAGGCCATGAACAAGAGTGCTGCCGCGGGAGCATTTTTTGCTGGCGGTGTTACTGAAATGGCCAATCAAGCCAATGATGCCAACTTGACTATTAAACAGTTTGGTGATGTAGTGGCTGAAAATGCCAGCACCTTTGCAGCCAGTGGTTTGGGTGTAGGCGAAGCGTCTAAACTAATGAGCAAGGCCATGCAAACAGGCGGCAAAACAGCACAAGTAGAGCTGTTAAAATTGGGCTACAGTTTCCAAGAACAAGCTGGCTTATACGCAGATGTTATAGCTGACATGCGTAGAGCCAATAATCCTCAACTACAAAATGCAGCCGCAGTACAACAAGCTACCATGCAGTATGCAGAAAATCTACGTACCATTGCAGCCATTACAGGTGAAGACGCCAAGAAGAAAATGGAAGAAAGTCGTCAACTGGCTGCACAAACTGCATTTAGAATTAGGCTACAAGAGTTGGAAAAACAACAGCCCGGCATTACTAATCAAGTGCTGCAAGCCATGACCACTATGAGTGACGTGCAGAAGAAAGCTGTCATGCAACAAATTGGTTTGGGTGCTATTACTGATCAAAGTGCCAACGTTATGATGAGTATGAGCGATGGATTCCGCAAAGGTGTACAGGGCACAGTCAGTGCTATTGAATCAGGTAACTTTGACCTCAAAGAAAATCAACGTTTGCAAGGCCGTGCCAACGACGAGTTTAGAAACAATCTTGGTGTATTCAAACAAATTGGCCAAGCTGAACTTGCAGGCGTAAGTGGCGTTGCTAGCGATGTTAGCAAAAGCGTGTCGGGGCAAATACTTAACAGTGATAAAATTGGTGAGCAAGCAGTACTGGATGCTCAAGCTCGTGTTGAACAACAGGCAAAAACCAATGACGCATTGACTCAACAATTTGTTGAAGTGGCACAACAAAGCCAAACTATGGCACGTGAGCTAGAGCAAATAGCTCGCAATGAACTACCACGTTTTGCTAATGCTGTCAAAGATGCAATGAATTTTATTCAAGAGCAAATCAAAAAAGGTGGCGGAGCAATCACAGGTGGCGAAGGCCCGGGATTCTTTAGTAAGCTAGGCGGTGCGCTTAAGGGTGCAGTAGCTGAAGGTGTTTTATACGGTGCTGCCGGAGCTGAACTTGGAGGTTTAGCAGGTACATTGGCAGGTCCGGGGGTGGGTAACGTAGTTGGCGGCGTAGCTGGCGGCATAGTGGGCACATTGGGCGGAGTAATACACGGTGCCTATAAAGGCTACACAGCCGAAGCTGACGGCGGTGTCATTGCTGCACGACCTGGCGGAACTATGGTCAAGGCAGCGGAAGTGGGCATGAATGAGGCGTTTGTACCATTACCCAACGGCAGATCAATTCCTGTGGAGTTGGGCGATATGAAGTTGGCAGGGTTCGAAGAACTACATGAGGCCATTAGAATGTTAAACGAAAACATATCCAAAATGCCCGGAGCAACCACATTAGAGAATTCAAATACTGCCGCTGAAGTGTTTAACAGTATGCAGGACATGATGGCCAAACAACTGCATCTACAACAAGATATGGTTTCACACGCTAAAGATAACAATGATCTAGTGCAGAAACTTCTTAACGTGAGTATGTAAGCTATAAATATAGCATCACAGGAACAATTCATGGATGAAAACAGATTTTATGTCTATCAGTATTTGACTGAAGATGGTCTACCTTATTATATTGGTAAAGGGACAAACGACCGAATTCACGTTAAACATAAGAATATAGAATTGCCACCAAGAGACCGTAGAGTAATTATTGAAAATAATTTAACCAATGAAGACGCCAAAAAATTAGAAAAAGAATTGATTACAAAATATGGTAGAAAAATTGATGGCGGCATCTTGGAAAATATCAAAATAAATCAATGGGCATGTCATGCAGGATGGAAACATCCCCCAGAAGCAATTGAAAAAATACGACAGGGTAATCTGGGCAAAATTAGAACTGAAGAGCATAAGAAAAACTACAGTAAGCCCAAAACTGTCGAACATGCCGAAAAAATAAGACAAGCTAACTTAGGAAGACCGTATGATCCAGCTAGAGCTGCAAAGATATCGGCCACTCTTAAAGCAAGAAACAAAGCAATCAGGGAATCATTAAATGGCAACTAAACCTCAAGGCCCAACCGGAGGATCTTGGAAAAAGTACTTCAAGACCGGTAATTTTCAAGGCTCAGTGAGCCCAATTGGTAGTACTTCGGGCTCACAAGCAATTAATCCTGCTTATCGTAGCACAGCAAGTACACTACCAGAAGTTTACATTGGTCACCCAAACCGTATTGAGCGTTATAACCAATACGAACAAATGGATATGGACAGCGAAGTAAACGCTGCTCTTGACATACTTGCTGAGTTTAGTACGCAAAAGAATACAGAAAACTTAAGCAACTTTGACATACATTTCCACGAAAAGCCCACAGACAACGAGGTTAAAATCATCAAAGAACAGCTACAGCAATGGATCAGCTTGAATGAATTTAACAAACGTATCTTTAAAATCTTCCGTAATACTATTAAGTACGGAGACCAAGTATTCCTGCGTGATCCAGAAACATTCAAACTGTTTTGGGTTGAAATGTCAAAGGTCACCAAAGTTATTGTTAATGAAAGTGAAGGCAAAAAACCTGAACAATATGTTATCAAAGACATCAACCCCAACTTTCAAAACATGACTGTGACCGCAGTCAGCACATCAGACACATTTACTAACCACCCACAAGTGGGTGGTCCTAGCGGTAGCTATGTACAGCCTCGCACACCTTACAGTGGAGGTAGTCGTTTTAGTCATGCACAAAACGAAGCAGTGGTCAACGCTGAACACGTTGTACACTTGAGTTTAACTGAGGGTCTTGACATCTTCTGGCCTTTTGGTAACTCAGTGCTGGAAAACGTATTCAAAGTATTCAAACAAAAAGAACTGTTAGAAGACTCAATCATTATCTATCGTGTGCAACGTGCGCCAGAACGCCGTATCTTTAAGATTGACGTGGGCAACATGCCAACACACATGGCTATGGCTTTTGTGGAACGTGTCAAAAACGAGATCAATCAACGACGTATCCCAACACAGACCAGTAACGGTGTTAACATGATGGATGCTACCTATAATCCATTGCAGACCAACGAAGACTTCTTTTTCCCGCAAACTGCTGACAGTCGTGGTAGTAGTGTTGAAATCTTGCCAGGCGGCCAGAATCTGGGCGAGATAACAGACTTGAAGTTCTTTACTAACAAACTGTTCCGTGGTCTACGTATTCCTGCTAGTTACTTGCCAACAGGCATTGATGATGGTTCCCAAACCATTAGCGATGGTAAAGTAGGCACAGCCTTAATTCAAGAATGGCGTTTCAATCAATATTGTAAACGTCTACAGTCAATGGTCATTGACAAACTAGATCAAGAGTTCAAGATGTTTATGCGCTGGAGAGGTATTAACATCGACGGACAAATCTTTGAACTACAATTCAATGAGCCACAAAACTTTGCGCAGTATCGTCAAGCAGATATTGATGGCGCCAAAATTGGTACATTCACACAGTTAGAGCAGTATCCGTACTTCTCAAAACGTTTCTTAATGAAACGTTATTTGGGTCTAAGCGAAATGGAGATGAGCGAAAACGAGATCATGTGGAGCGAAGAAAAAGGCAAAGGCGACAGTGCCGATGCTGGTCAAGCCAACTTGCGTAACGTGGGTGTTACACCAGGTGGTCTTGCTAGCGATTTAAGCAATGTCACTCCCGAAGCCGGAGCAGAAGGCGCGGCCGGCGCACTAGACCAAGGCGGCGCAGAAGCAGGAGCCCCCGGAGCTGCTGCACCAGCAGCTGGGCCACCTGGCGTAATGTAATTTTGTAACATGTCTAAACTAATTAGTTGCACCAGCACTAATAGTGTTGGCTGCACGTTTTTAGACTGGTCCATCAACTATTTGGCGGGCAAAACACAAATATACATATCAACATATTGTAGAAGCCATAATCAACAATTGGGACTATGCAATAGATTTGACCTTTGACGAAGAAGTTGTAATACAGCACTGTTTAATTTATCAGCACGGCTTAAATTTAAAAACGTGGCAATTAGAAAAATTTCCCGACAATACACAGCAATTGCACCCGCTGCTTGAGCCCAATCTTCACGAGTTAACTAAATAACACTATGTTTGTAACCGACTTATTTGAATCACCTGAGCCAGCCAAGCCTGGCTACCAGTCTGAAAAAGACGATAATACCGTCATGAAATTGTCGGATCTACGCAAGACTAGACTAACACTAGCACATCTAAATCGACTACGCATGGCCAACGATGTGCGTAAATTTGAATTCGAAACCAAGATGAAAGAGATCAAAGATCAGTACGGTGCAAGTGCTGAACCTGCCGCTGGTCCGGGTGGGATCTAATTATCTCACAAAATCACTCAAAAAACACGCATAAAACATAGAAATCTGCGTAGTTTTGTAAATAAAATATACAAAGCCAAACAAAGGAGTTCCTAAATGAACAAATATGAACAACTCATTGAGAGCATTCTTAATGAAGACGAAGCAACAGCAAAAGCATTGTTCCACGATATCGTGGTAGCAAAGTCTCGTGAAATTTACGAGAGTTTAATGGACGAAAACATGGGCGGCAACGAAGCCCAAGGATTTGTACAAGAATTGACACAACAAGATGACCAAGCACAAGACATGGGCTTGGGCGAAGACGACATGGAAGCTGGCGACATCGAATTAGACGGTGGCGA